CGGGGAGTTCTTTTAGAGCTCCTGACAGCCACCACTCCCTTTGGCCGGGGAGTGGTGGCTAAGCGCTAAGCTATGTTGGTGGGCGTACTCGGCATGTACGCGGCGTGGTTGGATCGCCGCCGCGGCGGGGTGCGCTCTGGTGAGGCGCGACTGGGGGAAGGGGAGCTTCAAGATGATCCTATGGATATAGACCTCACCCCCAGGCAGGAAGTGGAGGAAATTTGCAGGGAGGAAATTAGGAAGGCGCAGGAGGCTGGAAAGCCACCCAAGCCTTGCCTCAAAACCTCGCAAGAGAAGTACGAGGTGGGCTATTTGCCTGAGGTCATTGACCACCCTGTGTTGGGAAGGGTGGGCAGCAGGCAGGTTAGTTTCAATCGGAATGGGTCCAATCAAGTTTGGGAAAATGTTTGGGATCCGATGGAGGAGGAGGCAGGGCCGTGTGAGCACAGGTTTGCTGGAGTTGTTAGTGACCCAAAGCCCAGCCCCGTGCCGTCCAGTGGTTGGGCCGCGAAGATGGAGGGGAGGAGCCCCGCTTGTGTCGACACGTTGGGCACCACCACCTTTGCTGATGTGGTTGGCTGGAACAAATTTCGCGGAGAGCGGCAGCTGGAAAAAGCTGCAGCGTTCAGCGTGGCGCATTACCGGTCAATTGATCCTATCGATGGTGATGACGTCGATGTGCGAGCGAAGGTTGGTTTTGGTGAATCTTTGAAGCAGGGCATCAGCAAGCTTGGTGGAAGAATCAAGAAGCACAATGCCAAGCACAGGGCATCCAACCGGTTTCACCGCAGGGTCATCGTGGTCAAGTCGCTGGTCAACGCTGTGAAGTTTGAGGCGCCAGGCATCTTTACAGCGAGTGAGGCGGATAAAAGGGCACTGCATCTTATAGTGCGTCGGGTTGTCAAGGATGCTCTGGAGAAGGGAGTGGAGCTTCCTGGCGGCATGGTTACGATCAGGAACCAGGAGAAGGCTTGGTATCTTGACGCAGTGCGCACGTCATACTACATACATGAGGAGGACGACGAGTTCTGGGCTCGTTTGGCTGAGCATGGCAGCGCTATCACCCACTAGGGGTGCCTCGTGCGTATGGAGGCTAGAACGACGACATCAAAGCAGTATCATGATGGTACGTCATTCAGGGGAATAGCCATAAATACTCATGTGGATGCGAAGCCGGCTAAACCTAGGCATGTGATTTTAGCGCCGTACATGTCTGGCCGTATTGACTATGGAGCGCACAACAATGATTTGGCCAATCTGATCCGGGGTCTGAACGAGAGGGTGTTTAACGTTCAGGGTAAATCAGGTTTGGAGCCCACCCCGCAGCCAGAACGCGGGGAGTGGAGGAAAATGGCGGAGGCTGGAGCAAGGCTGTCTGACAGAGTGCGCAAGTTCGGAAGGTGTCAACAACTGACCTGCAACGAGTTTATCGAGCAGTGTCCCGCGAACAAGCGTCGACTGTATGCATCTGCAGCTGAGCAATACCAACGTCAGGGCTGGGTGAAACGCGACACGCGGATCAAGGTTTTTGTGAAGTTTGAGAAATTGAATTTTACTAAGAAAGGAGATCCCGCGCCCCGGGTTATACAACCGCGATCACCCGTATACAACTTAGCATTAGGTAGGTTCACCAGGCGAGTTGAGGCGGATATGTACACCGCTTTAGCCGAGGAGTGGGGTGAGGATGGAGGGAAAGTGGTAATGAAGGGTCTAACAGTGGAGGAAGTAGCAACAGAGATGAGAAAGAAGTGGAACAGGTTCAGCAGCCCAACAGCAGTTGGACTTGACGCCAGTAGGTTTGATCAGCACGTGAGTGTCGACGCGCTAAAGTGGGAGCACAAGCTTACATATAAAGCAGAAGGTACTCGAGCGAGTGGGGACATGAACACCTCGCTAGGAAACTGTATCATTATGTGCACCTTGGTACGCGAGTATTTGAGGAGCATCGGCGTTCGAGCAGAGTTAGCTAACAACGGTGACGACTGCTTGATTTTCATGGAGAAGAGTGACCTGTACAAGTTAGAGGGTCTATCAGAATGGTTTCTTCGCTATGGTTTTGAAATGGAGGTAGAGGAGCCCGTGTTTGAGTTCGAGGAGTGCGTGTTCTGTCAAATGCAGCCTGTGTTGGTAGAGGCTGCGACGGACACATGGGTGATGGTCAGGCAGCCATCCACGGCATTTGCCAAGGATGCGTTGAGCCTGTCGGTAAGCACAGAACTAGGATATAGGCAGTGGTCATACCAGGTTGGAGTTGGAGGTCATGCGCTGTATGGGGACATGCCCATCTTTTGTGAACTGTACAAGGTTTACAAGGAACAGGGAGTTCCCAGCAACGCTAACAACTCAGCAATCCTGGCAGACTCGGGATTTTTGAGACTAAGCAAGGTACCAAGAGTAAGGGGCGACTATGTTGGACAAATCAGTGACGACACACGGGTGTCGTTCTTCAAAGCTTTCGGATACCCACCGTCTATGCAAATTGCGATGGAACATGAAATCAGAGGAATGAGTTATCAACACGTACACAACCTAACGGCTAACATAGCGTTAAGTTGTGGACTGACGACCATCTAATGGTTTATGGGATGATTATTGCAATATGGACCACTCAAGGGAGTTAGATAGAAACAAGAAAAGAAGATAAGAGAAGAGAGTAGTGACAGATGCCTGGGAAAGGTAGTAACAATGGAGGAAAGAAGAATGGAGGAGGGAGCAAGCAGGGAAAGGGAAAGGCCGGCAACGGTGGACGGAGGGTCACGAGAGGGTACCGCGGTATCACGCAGTCCGTCGCTGTCAGCGTTAACCAACCTTTTGGAGACACTGCCAAGCCGCAGACCGTCGTCAAAGGACTTAATGCGTTTGATTCAAGTCACGTTCCTCTCCCTCGTGCTGTGGGTGATTATACCGTCATCCGATCAACAGAAGTATTCACAGGTAGTGAAAAATTTCACGTACTCGGCCCTATGAAAGTAAATAGTTTGGGCGGGGACGCGTGGACAAATTTTTGCTGCCAATCTGCAAACAATATTAACGCGGCCGTAGGCGCATCTAGTAACACCAAAAGGACGAACTTTTCTGCTATGCAGACAGACTCCTGGAAAGAGGCCAGGCTCACCCCTGCTGCATTTTCAGTCAAGTTGATGAACCCAGAGGCGTTGCAGACAACCAGCGGCATAATCTATGTTGGTCGAACTAAGCAAATGTTAAATTGTGGTGGATCAGCACGCACGTATGCAAACTTGGCCAATGAGTTGGTCTCGTACTCGTCGCCAGAGCTGTGCGCAGCGGGGCGCTTGGCGCTTCGCGGGGTTGAGGTTGACGCGGTTCCTTATGACATGAATTCCATGGCTGAGTTTCGGCCACTAGCTCAGATTTCAACAACGGGCAGTGATGCAAATGTAACTTGGGCCAATGATAGTGTCATGTATGATGGTTTCGCGCCAATTTTTGTGTACAACCCCAATGGCATCGCGCTGCAGTTCATGGTTTGTTGTGAGTGGCGAGTGAGGTTCGATCCTTCCAATCCAGCATACGCGTCCCATACGTACCACCGGCCTTCAACGCCGGGGTATTGGGACCGTGTGCAGCGCATTAGTTCAGCGCTTGGAAACGGAGTAATGGACTTGGCGGAGAAATCCGCGCCACAAATAATGATGAACATGGCGGAGAAAGCTGTGAAACGACAATTCATGATAGCTGGAGGATAAGCTTGAGAGCAAGAGGTACCCAAGATTAGGGTGAAGGTGTCTCAAAGCAACAAAAATTTAAAAATTTCGTGACTAGCACCTGCGTGCGAGCAACACAGTCTAGCCAACTGCCTTTTCTGTTTATAGAAGGGCCATGGGCAACAGGAAACGGGGCGTGGCCTAGGGCCACGTAGGGGAAACCCTGCCGACTGAGAGGCTTGAAAGTATCTCACCTATACCTGACCTATGGAGGGACTATTTACAGTTTGGTGTTGCCAGGCCCTAGTCACGGAGCCAAACCCCAAAAACTTCATACAACCATACAACACACTACACACAATTAAACTACATACACTACGTACAACACACTGTGCTTATCCAAAGCACTCCGTAATGCAGCGGAAGCGTTTAAGAGACGTTAAGGTCACCACGGATTTAAGCGAGGGGGGGGTTAAACTCCTTCGTGTAGGTGATTGAGTAGCTTCGACAGAAGTGATATGGCAGTAGCCAGAATTAGTCAGTAGTCCC